ACGTGCTAAAGATACACTCATATCGTTTTTATTTTCACTTATATATTTTTTAAGATCTTTCAACATCAAACCAAATATTTCAATGTTGAAAATATCCTCAATAAATTTTCTTTTTTCAGCAGCATTCTTCAACATGAATGGTGTTGTGTCACTCAATGTCATTATATCACAACTTTTATGGATAATTGGGTTGGTTCCCAATAAATCACAAATATATTTGTTGGTATTTGCGATACTATCTCTGGTAATATCTTCATCACCTTTCCAAAGTTCAACTTTGGTTGGCTTTACCTGTCTGATAATTTTATAAGATTGTGTATTTTCAGTAGTTTCAACATCAAATTGCAATTCAATGCGTCCTTTACCTTTAGTTATATTGTTTACAATATATTCATTCTTAATTTTTCCAATAGTTTCACCAAACAAAGCATAAAAATATGCAGACATGAGTGAACTTTTACCAACTGCATTTTTTCTTTCAGGATTATCGATATTTTGTCCAGTTATAAGGTTCAGACCTTCTTTAAATTCTATTTCTATAGCATCATTTCCAATACTGAGAAAGTTTTGAACAATTATTTTTTTATATTTTATTTTTTTCATATAAATCTTCGTTAATTTTTTTAATTCTGGTTAATTGATCATCATCTAATCCCAATTGATCATAAAATTCTTCAAACATTTCTTTAATATCAATAGAATCTATATTTTCTACATCGTTTAAGGTCTTTGAATTCACATTATATTCAAAAGATATCTGCCAAGGATTATAACTTTTGAATATATTTGATATTTTGGTAAATTCTTCTTCTGATAATTCGGAATCAACGATCAATTTGATGATATTATTTTCAATATCCGATTCTTCATATGATTCATATTCACTCAAAGCTAGTTTTATGAAACGAGGAGATACAGTATTTTCAAAAAATTCAATAGATCCATCTTCAATATCTAAAATATGGTATCCTTTTGTGTTGTTTTGGTCACTAAAGTCTAAAGGAAAACAACTACCAACATAGTATATCGAACCTTCGTTGTATTTTTTACTATTTCTATTGTGAAAATGACCAGAAAATACGGCATTCGTCTTCTCAATTAGTATATCAACTGGGTTTAATCCATGATTACATACTGTATAATTGTTCATTTTGAATGTTTGTATCTCAAAATGCCCAAAAATGTAGTCATATTTGCTGTTTGGGATATCATTATTCCATGGAACAAACAAAAAACGCTTATTAAAAGCTTCAAATTCTAAATTTTTATCAATCAATGTGATATTTTCATGCCCTTTCATCATTCCAAGACTATGAACATCACTTCTGTTCTTATAATATGCATCATGATTTCCAATAATCATGAAAACGTTAAATTTTTTAAACTTTTCTATAATTTTAGAAGCAACGTGTATAGTTTGAACACTAATTTCGCTTCTATTATCAAAAAAATCACCCAAAAAGAATATATCTTTTATTTTTTTCTGATTTAATTCATCAACAATCCAATCAGCCCACGTTAAAGCTGTTTCGTGCCATTTTTCAGAATTTCCATATATTCCTAAATGAAGATCACTGAATATTGCAACTTTAGTCTTTTTAATCATATTATTAGTTTGAAAAATCGTATTGTTCATCATCATCAGAAAAACCTGATGGTTTGGTATATACATTTCCTTCAGATTCAATCATATTTTGCTCATAAAGCATTTGTTTATACTCTTGTAAACCTTCATGTTGCTTGTTTTCTTTCTTTATTCGGTTAGTAAACGCATTCCAAGCTATTTGATTGAAATAACTAAATGGATTATAACCAGAATCCATGTTATATTTCTTACCTTCCAACGCTGAATACATTTTTATAACAGCATCTCCTACCATTTCTTCTTTCCAAGACTTTGTATAATTAATAAATCTCCAATTATAACTCAAACCCTCCGCTATTTTAACTATATTGATAGCTAATTCATCTGTCATTTTATCACTGTCGTAATACTCTTGTATCTGTCTTTTAAAATCATTGGAGTTTACGTATATACTTGCTTTTATTTCTGGATTAATTTTCATAAATCTATTTCTATTTCTTTATATGGTATCTGTTCATCGTCGTAAATTTGTTTTCTTTCTTCAGCGTGGTTTGTCGAGTATTTTAAATTATCATATATATCAAAAATAACAAGTTTGGACTTGTTTTCATGCAATCTCAACCCTCTACCTATTCCTTGTACGATACGAACGAAGCTTTTCCCGCCAGATGCAAACACAATATTGTGCAAATTTTTAATATTTATACCTGTTGAAAATATACTACTCATTGCAATACACACTATGTTATCACAAACTTCCATATTTGCAATAACTTCAACTCTTTCGTTCAAATCAACCTCGCCTTTTATAAAAACTACACTCTTATCTTTCAACACATTCAAAGATTTTAGAAGTGCTTCCCCGTGTTCAAGGTGATTTACCAATATTAATGTATTGTTTGGTATCTTAGAAACTATTTTATATATGATATTATTTCTTTTTTCAGAATTGTATATATAAGATAACTCTATATTATAATCTTCTGTTGGAGTTTTATCTTTATTTTTATTTTTTTTAGGAATATCTGATGAAGAATGGTTCAATAAAATCATTTTAACCACCACATCAGTTAAAATATTTTCGTCTCTGAGTTCTTTACTGTTCTTTTCAAACAATAATGGACCAAATGTACCTAATATTTTCCACACATCATATTGATCTTTTGGAAAAGTGCCTGTGAAACCGAAACGGTTCGGTGTTTTTATTTTTGTGATGAGCTTTGATATTTTACTAGTGCCAGTACATCTATGACATTCATCTACTATTAACAAATCTACATCTTTGATCCATGAATTATCATCAAATTTGGATACTAAATTTTCAGAATTGACTATTATTACATCGGTATTTTCTAATTTATTAGTTCCAGTCCATCCCGAATATGAAAAATTAACTTTGTAAGATTCAAAATCTTTTTGAAGTTGTGATACAAGAGAAATTCCAGGTACTACAACCAACACTTTGTATGTTTGCTTTGGTCTATTTGCCCAAAAGTTTTCAATCAATGATGCTATACAAAAACTTTTACCAGAACCTGTAGCACTTTTTATTGTACCTCGTCCATATTTCAAACACAATTTCACAATTTCCATTTGAAAGTCTCTATGAGGAAATGCAAAACCATCAAATACTGTTGTTGTTTTTATACCACAACTTAAAAATTGTTTAAATTCTTCAGTGTATTCTATATTTGTATATTGTTCTTGTATTAAGATATTGATTATCTCTTTATAAAGACCGAAATCGAATTTTCCAGATTTATCAATTGCATATTTTCTATCTGGAATTTTTCTTCCGTACTTTTTTGCAAATTTTGCAGCGTCATTCTTGACACTGAATTTATTTTTTACGCAATAAAACGTGGCCTGATCACAAATAATCTGGCCTTTGTTTGTTTTTGCATCGTAATGCAATTTAATCAAAATTAATTAATAAGTGGAAATATCCACTTTTCATTAATTCAAATTCCTTTATGTGTGGAACTTCTATCATCCTTCTTGCAATTGAATAAATTTTATTATATTTTCAAAATCTTTGGCTATGTATTTTACACAGTCGTAAATTCTTTCAAGTTGTTTAAAATTCAATTTTAATTCGTCTATTTGTAGATTTATTTCTTCAACATCTTGACTTTCTTCTATTTTATCAAGTGTTGATTTATTTATTTTTATCTCCGAATTATCTATTAATTTTTTCTGTAATGTTTTGATTATATATTTCTTTTTTTGCTCAAGTGATTTAATTTCTTGTTCAGTTTCTGACAAGACGTTTGCCCAATATGATTTTTCTCCTGGAACTTGATTAAGTTTATCAGCTAAACTAAGCATATCGATATTTGTGGCAAATTCGGCATACTTTTTAGCATAAAACTTTCTTTTTTCAGAATTATTCATAATCAATTATTCTTTATTATAAATAATAATATGAGAATGTCAAGAACTGATGCTACAAAATTAGAAAATATTTATTTAGAAATGACATCAGTTGGTGTAGTTGGCCCAGTCACTTCTATTGTGACTGATTTAGGTGCAGAAAATGTAGATTCATATGCTGAAAGAGACACCAGAATTCCAAAAGGACCAAAAAAGAAAAAAGGCAAACCAGAAATAGCTAGAAGAAATCTATCATTTGATAGTACATTAGATTATCAAACTCCTGAAGTTAAAGCTAATATTAAAAATATTAGAAAACAGTAAAAAGGCACTTGACAAATAAAAAAACCATATTATATATGGGTGGTGGGTGGGATTTGATATATATAATATATTATAATATATATAATATTAATTTATATTGTATATTATTATTAATATTATAATTATTATATGTCAGAATGGATAAATTTACCTGAAAATAAAAATAGTTTTCATGGAGTTGTTTATATTATTAATAATAATCATCCAGATTCTAAAAAAAAGTATTATATTGGATGTAAAAAAATATTAAAAAGAATAAAAAGAAAACCATTAAAAGGTAAAAAGAGAAATAGAATAGACTATGTTGATAATAATGTAGATTCTTATTGGGGAAGTTCAGAAGAATTGAAAAAAGATATAGAAACATACGGTTTGGAATATTTTGAAAGAAAAATTCTACACATGTGTGAAAATCAATGGGAAATGAAGTTTTTAGAAATGTACGAACAGATGAAATATAATGTTCTATTTGACAAAAGCTCATACAATGGCATAATAAATGTTAGAATTAACAGCGTTCCTAAATCTTTAGAGGAGAAATATAAAAATTTTAAATTTTAAATGACTTTTATTAAAAAAAATACAAATAATTTAACAGTTTCATTAATTTTTGAAAAAGAAAATAAAGAAATAGTGGATATTGATTATATTTTTAAAAAAACCAATGATAATTTTTGTGTTTATTTAAATAATTTATCACTACCCATCAATTTTGATTTCAGAAATAGAGATAATAAAAAAATTTACATGAATGAATTTATAAAAACGTTCACTCATTACGTAAAATTTAGAGAAAATAAAGAAAAGTTATATTTTTACAGCAATATCTTAACTAAAGATGATTTTAGAAATAAACTAGTTTTAAAATTAAAAACATTATTTGGAATTACTATTCTTGAGGACTACAAAAGTCTTGAAAATATATCAACATTGATGGAAATAGGCTGTTGTGATACTGTTACTAAAATTATAAATTTCTTGAATCAAGAAAGGAAAGTAAAATCATTCAAGCAAATTAAAAAATATTTAGAAAAAAATGGGTTTGTGTATTTGAATGATGTTTATTTCAATGATTTTTCTAATAAGCTGCGTTTATTTACATAAATATTATATATGAGTAAGTTTCTTCAATTAATTGAAGATTTTGATCCAACAAATGATCAAAATCTTGACGATGTTGCATATAATTTCGTTAATTTTTTAAAAAGTAACGACATAAAATATGGAAGAGTTAAATCAACTAACACTTTTTATGTTCATGATACAGAAGATATGAATAAAGTCTTTGTTGTGGAAGTTAAGGATGTAGTCAATACAAAACCATCTGAGGAAGATGGAGAAGCTGAAACTGTTGTAGATTCTTTAGCTGACATAGATCCAAAAGCTAATAAAGCTAAACAGGCAAGAATGTCTGTAGTTAAAGGATTGGCAAATAAAGTACTTCCTTCATATTTGAAGAAAACTGAACAATTGAAAAGTTTTAAAACTCCATCTTTATGAAAAGTAAAACACTCCAACTCATAAATAAATATTCCCAAATTCTCAAAGAACAAGGAGAAATGGATGTTCAACCAACAGCCGATGCTGCTGTTGACGTTAATGATGTTACTCAAGAGCCAGTTGCTCAAGAATTACCATTCACAGCGGAGTCTGAAAATGATTATATCCTTCAAATGTTACATGCTGCAAAATTTGAACCTACTCCTGAACAAAACACAGAACTTGATAATCTTATTTACAAAATGAAAGATAAAGAGGTTAAAAATGCAAGAGCTGAAGTATTACCAATTATTCAAAAAATGATAAGTTCTCAAATTGATTCAAATCAAATTAGAGATCTTTCTGATCAAGTAGATTAAATAATACTATGAATTTCAAATTAAAAGAAAATGGACTTATTTGGGAAAATTACGCTAACATCCCAAGTATTCAAAAACGTCAAAACTATTCAGATGAATCTGAAGAAAAGGAAGACCATGGATTGGACGTTGAGAAGTCAGATCTTAATGATGACGGTGAGCTTTCTGAATATGAACAGGCGAGAGGATCTGCTGTAGCTAATGCTATGGGAGATGACTCGGAAGATGCAGAACATTTTCACGGTGATGAAGAATTAGATGATGTTAAAAATGTCGTAATGTCATTTGATACATCCGAACCAGTTAAACCAGAATACAAAGAAGAAGATCTTGATGAAGATGATCATGAAAGAAATGAAATGATCAAATCTGAAATTAAAAAACTCTGTGAATTTGCCAAACGATTAGAAAATATGGTATGTGATGCTAATTTTGAAGAATGGATGGCTGCTAAAATTACCAAAGCTGCTGATTACACTTCAGATGTATATTTTAGATTGAGCGCTAAAGCTGATTATGCTAATGGCTCACATGAACATTCAGAATATGAATATTAAAAATGGATAATTTCGAATCATTTTTTTATGAGAAATATGTCATTGGATTAATAGAAGATATCCATATTGAGGATCTTGGGACAATTTCTTCAAAAATAGATAGCGGTAACGGTGCTTATAATGTTCTTCATGGTAATGATATTGAAATAGATGAAAAGAATAAATTGGTTAGATTTACAACAGTGCATTCTATTTCTTTAGAAAAAGAACTGATAGATCAGATAACAATAAATATAGGGGCTGGAAAAATGGAAAAGAGACCAGTTGTCAATTTCAATTTAAAAATGGGAGATCGAACATTCGAAAATATACCATTCAGCATAGGAAATAGATCATCAAATACTCATAAAGTTTTAATAGGTAAATCCTTTATTGAAAATGAATTGGATGCTTTAATTGATGTGAGTATAAATAATATTGCAGATAAAAATTTAGAAGTTGATTTATGAAAAAATATTCACAGAAAGAACTATTAAATGAAGGATTCTGGAAAGGGATCGGTAAAGTAGCTGGAGGAGTAGCTAGAGGGGTTGATTATACATTAGGTAAAGTTGCTCCCGAATTACAAAGCCTTTATAAAGACCCATATAAAGCAGCTGTTGGTTTAGGCAGGGCTATCAAAGGATCATCATCTGGGGAGGATAAACAAGGCTATACAACTAATAATACACCCCAAAAAACTAATTATGCAAGTCCTCAAGAGACTGCAAACATAAGACAAGGATTGGCAAGTAAAAATATAACTTTATTAAACAATCCAACACTTAGTTATGTTGATTCGAGAACAAGAATGAAATATTTCAATGTTGAAATTGAAAATCAAGGTAGAAAAATGAATATTATAGTGGATTCGAATGGTAATTATTCAAACCCCTGATTGACATTTA